CGCTTTTTCTTTTCCTTCTTTACCTTACCCTTGCGTTCTATAGTAGCACCTAATACATTGGGTATTCTCGCATCATCTGGTTGATATGTATCTCCACTATTATACTCACCTGTGCCTTGACCTAGCCCAGCTGAGGCAACAGTGTTATCATTTAATAATTGTGTAACTACTTGATCAAATAAATTAAGCGGCATATAATTATTTAGTTGATTTCTACATAAATATACTATAATAAATAAATGGAGATTGGTGATATTATCAATCAATACCTTAAAGAGGCGAGTATTGATACAAATTTAGATCGATTAGAAGTTACTTCCACTCAAGAACAATTGATTTCTAATAAACATAAATGGTCAGCCAGATTAATTAACCATAAAATTAATTTAAATAGATTCAAATCTGAGCGATGTTCTCTTTTAGAAGGATATATAACTAAGTATCAAGAAGACGAACCAGTCCGCGTAAATAGATCTATTGCAGAAAAAGCAGTTGAAAATAAAAAAGAAATAAAATCTATAGATTTAAAAATTCAAAATGAAATACTTATTATTAGCTTCTTAGAAAATATATATAAAAATATAAGCTTTGCAACAAATGATATAAAAAATTTAGTCGAATTAATGAAGCTTGAGACTCAATGATTAATATTACATTAAACTCAAACTCTCAAGCTATATTAGAAGGACCTGAATTAGATATTATCAGAGAGCATTTTAGTGTAAAAAATGAGGCTGCTCATTTTCAAAGACGATTTGGTAGATTTGTCCCGCAGCGAACGTATGTAATCACTCAACAAGGTAAAGCTGACGTTGGATTATTAATAGAAATCGCAAAATTTTGTAAAACAAAAGAAATACAAATTAATTTCTCAAAAGAAATAAAAAATTCATTAGTACCTGGATTACGTAAAGATAATATTATTGATTATAATTTAAATTTAGAATATAGAGATTATCAACAAGATATAATTAACAAATGTATTGATCGAGGCCGAGGAACAATAATATTAGCAACTGCTGGTGGTAAGACTTTAACTATGGCTGGTTTACTAGAATTTTATTATAATAATTATAGTAAAAATTTTAAAGGTTTAATTATTGTACCTGATCTAGGATTAGTAAATCAAACAATATCTGACTTCGATCAATATGGTGTATCGTTCTCTACGACCAAATATACTGGAAAAGATGAATTAATCCTATCTCGTAATATTATTATAGCTAATTTAGGTATATTACAAAGTTCAAAACAAGACATCTCGTGGATAGAGCATATTGATTTTTTAATAGTAGATGAAGTACATAAAGTAAGAAGAGGTAATAAGATAAATAATATTCTCAAAAAAATCACTACCTCACATCGCTTTGGCTTTACCGGTACGTTACCTGATGATTTATTAGACAAGTGGAATATTTTTGGAAAGATAGGCCCACAATTATTTGAAAAAAAAGCTCATGAATTAAGAAGCGAAAAATATGTCGTACCCGCAAAAGTACATGTATTAGAGCTAAATTATGACACACCATCTTCGCAAATATATCACGGAAACAATTCTAATGCATACTATTTACAGGAAAATGAATTTATACGTAATAATTGTTTTAGAAACACTTTATTAGCAAACCTTTCGAATAAATTAGACAAGAACGCATTAATATTAATCGACTATATTGAGCATGGTGAATTATTGCTTAATGCATTAAAAGATATCTGTAAAAATAAACAAGTATATTTTATTCAAGGAGAAGTAGAAGTAGCTGAACGTAAAAAAATACAAACGTTAATGGAAAAAAAGAATAATATAATAGTTGTTGCTATTTCTAAAATATTCTCTACAGGCATTAATATAAAAAATTTACATTATATAATGTTCGGAGGTGGTGGTAAAGCAAAAATAAAAATAATACAAAGTATAGGTCGTGGCCTACGATTGCATTCTGATAAAAAAGAGCTTATAATATTCGACATTGCTGATAATTTACGCTACGGTCAACGACACATGGAGCAACGCCTATCATTATATGACAGCGAGCATATAAATTATAAGTTTACACAGTACTATGAAACCAAGAACAAGAAAACCAAGAGCAAAATCAAAAAAACCAAATAAAAAAACATATTATGTTAATCCGAAGGAATTTTTACAACAATTAACAGATTATTATAGAACAGATGACTTAATCGATGATTTAGCTACGTCTGTTTATAAAATTGCTGTTGGTTTAAGCTATTCTCCTAACTTTATAAATTATAGCTATAAAGATGAAATGATAGGTGATGCTGTTGTAAAAATGATAGCAGCCGTAAACAATAAGAAATTTAACCTCGAATCTACATCAAATCCTTTTTCATATTTTACTACTATTGCCTATCATGCATTTATTAATAGAATAAAGAAAGAAAAGAAATATAGAGAGACAATTAATGACTATCAAGAGCAAGTATACGGACAACTAGCTAGAGATGAAGAAATAGTAAATAAACAACCAGTTAAAGACTACGACCGAGAGTTATATACATAATGGTAGTTGAAAACAATAAAAAAGTCGGATTCTTTTCTGATTTACATATAGGTATACATCAAAATAGTGAAAAATGGCATGATGTAACCTTTGAATGGGCGAAGTGGTTTTCATCTGAATTAAAAAAACAACAAATCACTAAAATAATATTTGGAGGTGATTTTTTTCATTATAGAGACGAAATAAACGTCAAATCTCTTCACTTTGCCAATAATTTATTAGACTTGTTTAATGATTTTGAAATAATCATGATTCCGGGTAATCACGATGCATATTATAAAGACAATTCTAATGTACATTCATTATCTATTTTAAATAACAGAAGCAATATTCATATTATCAATGAACCGAGTGTGTGGAATATGTTTGGTTTTAGTATTTGCTTTTGTCCATGGGGTACTAATATAAAAGATATTCCAGAATGTGACTTACTAGTTGGTCATTTTGAAATTGAAAATTTTAATTTTAATAGTTTTAAAGTATGTGAATCAGGTGTTCAGTCATGCGATTTACTTACAAGATCTAAACTTATAATATCTGGTCATTTTCATAAACGACAACGCCGAAAATACTCAAATGGAGAAATAATTTATGCTGGTAACCCGTTTGAAATGGACTTTAATGATATTCAAGATCAAAAAGGTTTTTATATCTTTGATTTCAGTAAACAAAACATACAATATTCTTTCGTTGAAAATAAAATATCACCTATACACGTAAAAGTAAACTTAAGTGAACTTCAAAAATTAAAAACCATAGCAAAAAAAGTTGGGTGGTCTAAGCTAGCTATAAAAATCGTTATTGACAAAGATATAAAAACAAATCTACTCGATAAAATAATAGCATCTATAAGTTTTGAAGCACCGTTCTCATTAGTAACAGACTATTTACATAAATTTAGTATAGGTGACAATATTGCGATAACAAACGAACTAGGTGACTTGAACATCAAGCAATGTATTATAGAATATATAGAATCTTTAAACATAGATAATAAAGACAAGATAATAACAAAGACTGTACGTTTATATAATCAGTTCTCATGAAGTATATAAATTTTAATAAAATAAAAATTAGTAATTTTCTATCGATAGGTAAAAAGCCAATTGAAATTGACTTTAAGACAGGTTTAAACATAATTACCGGTGTTAATAAAGATAAAGAAGACAGAAGAAATGGTGTCGGTAAATCAACAATTGCTGATGCTATACATTTTGCGATCTTTGGTGAAACAATCCGAGAAGTTTCAAAAGACTTTATTGTAAACTCTGTAAACAAAAAAAATACATATGTTGAAGTACATTTTTCAATAAAGGAAAATAACAAAACAAATGATTATCGAATTGTACGGAAGTTAAAACCTACAAAATGCTATCTGTACGTCGATGACATTGACGTAACCGAAAGCACTATACCTAACACTAGTAAAAAAATAAAAACCATACTTAGCTGTTCTCCTGAAGTTTTTCAAAACTGTGTTATAATGTCTCTTAATACTACGCTACCTTTTATGGCACAAAAAAAAGTTGAAAAGAGAAAATTTATTGAAGGTATTTTAAACTTAGAAATTTTCTCAGATATGCTCTTAAGTGCTCGTTCAGAGTATAATGACGTACAAAAAAAATATGAACATATCACGAAAGATTTTGACCACGCGACTAATATCTTTAAACTTCTTCAAGATCAAAAAAATAAAATTTTAACTAATATTATTGAGCAAAAAGATAAAATAAATGATAGAATAAAAATTATAAATGAAGATATAACGCAAAATAAAGCAAAAATTAAAAATATAAATAAAGCTTTATATAATAAAAGCACAGAAAAATTAGAGTTTATAAAAAACAAATTAAAAGACATACAAAGTCAATTAGATTCTATTTCAAATAAAATCACCGAACATCAAACTGAAATTAAATTCTATAAAAAGCAAACTTCAAGCATTGGTACAAAAGATGATAACTGTCCAATATGTTTACGACAAATTACAAGTAAAGATAGAGATCATATAAAACAAGAAAAAAATAAAATTAAAAAGGACATTGATAATTGTGAGCAAGATATTGAAAGTTTATTACAACAACAAAAAAACATTATTAATTTAAAAGAAAATAGTATCACGGCTCAATCACAACTTAACGACTACATCTCTACTGTAAAAACAGTTCATAATAATAATAAAGTAACTGCCGCATATATTAATAGTCTTAAAAACGATCTTAATAAAAATAAAAAAGAATTACAAGAAGCAACAGAAAAAGAAACTAATTTAGAAGTAAATGAACTAGATAATAAATTAAAAATCAAAATAAAAGAAGTAAATGAACTAGAAGAAACATCAAACAGTATACATTCAGATTTAGAGGTTTTAGAAATAGTAAAATACATCTTATCAGAGGAAGGTGTAAAATCGTTTATTGTAAAGAAGATTTTAGATGTTTTAAATAAACGTTTATTATACTATTTACAAAAAATGGATGCAAATTGTATTTGTAGGTTTAATGAATATTTTGAAGAAGAAATCGTAAATGAAAAAAACGAAGAATGCTCGTATTTTAATTTTTCTGGCGCTGAGAGAAAAAATATAGATCTTGCTATTCTATTTACATTTATAGACATGAGAAGATTACAAGGAGATGTAGCATATAATTTGTTAATGTTTGATGAACTGTTAGATAGTTCGTTAGATGAAAAAGGTGTAGAATTAGTGTTAAATATAATTAAAGAACGAGTAGATACCCATAATGAAAGTATATATGTTATCTCTCATAGAAAAGAATCAGTTAAAGCTGCTTCCGGTGAAGTTATTATTCTAGAAAAGAAAAACAGTATTACGACTCGTGTGGATTTATCTAATA